GTTATCATGTCTGTTGTGCCAGTTGAAGCGCCGGTATTTATGTCTAACTTGCTTGCTGGCGAAGTAGTACCAATCCCCACGTTTTGGCTTGTGTCTACGGTTACCGCAGTAGTAGTTCCATTAGTTTGCAAAGTCAACGAACTAGCACTTTTAACAATTGGCGTGGTGACCGACGTTGTGCCGCTTAACGTGGTAAACGTGCCTGCCGCTGCCGCCGTGCCTCCGATGGCCGGTGGGCTTGCCAAGTAAGTGCTAAAGCCTGTACCTGAGACCGTACTTGACGCGCTTAACGTGGTGAATGCACCGGTGTTAGCCGTTCCCGAGCCAATTGTGCCAGGCGTGGTGTACGCGCTTGCAGCAAGCATGGTATTGGTGACCGTTCCCGAGTCGCCGGTGGTGACCATTGTTCCCGTTGTGGCGGGCACAGCAATGTCAAATGTGGACGCGGTATTAGGGCCGTTCAGATTATCCTGGCCGCCGAGCGTTGCTTGAAAGACTAATGAACCCATGATTTAACTCCTATGGTGCAATTACCAACTTAGATGCGCGTAATGCACCCGTGGATGGTGTAAAGCTAAGTTTAGTTGACGATGTTTTGATTGGCAAATTGCCCGTGGTCGATGTGACCCAAGTCGGATAAACCGATGATGAAGTTGCCACATCATCCGTAATTGCCGAGTTAGTAGCGTTTGTCGCCGTGGTCGCCGATGTAGCTGTGCTTGCATTGCCGGTAAGCGCACCGACAAATGTCGTGCTAGTGACCGATGTCAAGCCTGCAATCGTGGTGGCCGTACCGCCCAAGCTAACCGCAGTCGAGCCGATAGTGATGGACGAATTGGTCAGCGCCGCGTTAGGGATGTTTGTCAGGTTTGCGCCCGAGCCGCTAAACGTGGTGGCGGCCAACAATCCGGTGCTAGGCGTGTATTGCAGTTTGGTGGAACTGGTGTATTCGGTTGAAATGTTCCCGCTTGTTTGGTTGGCAAACAGGGGATAACGAACCGACGCGGTGGTTGTGTCATCGGTAACCGTTGCGTAGGCCGTGGGCGTTGACCATGTTGGAGTGCCTGAGCCAGCCGAGGTTAAGACTTGCCCTGAAGTGCCTGCCGCAGTAAACGAATAAGCCGTGCCCGTGCCGAACGCCACCGCGCCCGCAGTCGGAGTCGTTGTAGCATTTGTGCCTCCGTTCGCAATAGCAAGTGTGCCGATAACATTGGATGCCTGAGTAAATACAGGCCGCACTGAGACAAACAATTTTCCATTTGGGCCATTGGAGTAAACGCAAAAACCTATACGAACGGCGTAATTTGGAGAAGTTGGCAACGTATTCGTGATGCCGCCAGGCACTGTTGGGCTGAGATAAAGCGTGTCGCCTGCCGTAAAAGCTGATGTATCAATTTGGGTGATTTGCCCAAGAATGACCAAATAACCGTTTGTGTTGTTTGGAATGTCTTGATTAGCAAGACCCACCACACCAGCGGTAGACAGCGCATTAGCCTGCCCAAGCGTGATATTGGCAACCTGTCCCGTTTGCCCTGAGATGTAGCAAACCGACCCTTTTAGGATGGTTGAGCCGGTTGAATTCCTGACTTCTTGCTGAACTTCTTGGCCGATGTGGACAATGTTGTTTGTTGTGTTGTTGTAATACGAAAGCGATGATGTTGGGTTGTCGTACCACAAACGCCCAGCGGTGTAAGTCGGCGCAGAAATCGCCGTGTATGTCTCATAACTTGAGATGGTAGGCGTTGCCATCGTCACCGATGTGAGCGTGGATGCCGTAGCGCCAAGCGCAATCGACGTGCTGCCAATGGTCAGGCTTGAGTTAAGCAGGCCACCATTCGGGATTCCGGTGATGTTCGTGCCAGTTAACGTCGGGGTCGTTGAATAGCTTGGCGTTACACCACCAACAAGTACGCCTGTGCCCGTTGCAAGCATCGAAGTCGCGCCTGCGCTTGTCTGATAGGGAATAGACCCTGCTGCGCCGCCTGCGAGGTTTGTGGCCGTTGTAGCGGTAGTGGCCGAGCCTGCCGTAGTCGCTGACCCTGCGGTGGTCGCATAGGTTGCGGTGGCCGCATTGCCGTTAATTGAGCCGCTAATCGTGTTTGTGACCGACAGGCTAGTCGAACTTAGCGTGGTAAACGCACCGGTAGATGGCGTGATATTGCCAACCGGAGTGTTGTTTAGCGCGGTAATTGTGATGGAAACACCGGAAATTGACCCACCGGTAATGTTGACGTTGCTGGACGCGAAATTGTTGAATGTCGCTAGTCCGGTGCTTGAAATTGTTGTGAAAACGCCCGTTGATGGGGTCGTTGAGCCGATTGGGGATGAGTCAATCGTGCTGCCGACAATCGTGTCTGAATTGATAGGAGGGGAGAAGAACTCCCCGCCTGGGCCTACTAAGCCGACACAAACGCCCGTCTCGCTAAAGATGCCCTGCACGGGCACGATATTGATTGTTTGCGTAAGTGCGGCAGAGGTCATTTTTTAAGGGGCAAAGCCCCGCCCTTTACGATTGGTCTGCCACAGCAGTGACGTACACAAGAGATGGGCCAGCAGCCGAACCGATTATGCGAACATAAAAAGGTGCGGTTGGCACAGCAAGAATAATCGGCGATGTCATGCCTGCAGGCAAAACGTAGTCGCCGGTTGAAGTCCCGCTTACAGGGAAAACAGCAGCGCCCACGTTAGCGTCGCCCCATTTGACGGCAACCGTAACCGAACCAGTGTTCAAAAAACTTGCGTAATTGACCTGGTCGTTTGTGTTGTCTTCAATGAGGGTGGCCGCCGTGGACGAAGCCGTTACCGATAGGGCAACAGTTTTGCCTGCTGTACGGATAACGGATGTGCTTGCCATGATTAGACTATGTTCGCAGGAAATGGCGAATCTTCGCAAGTCTTAACGCTTACCAACATGGTTGCGGCGGCCTGAGTAACAGATGCGCCGGTCAAGTTGAGTAAACGCACAATAATTGCGTTATCTGCAGTCGTATAAGCATTGCCAATGCCAACGCCAACCGTCATTGCTGCATCAATTGACACTTGGATTAAATCTGTAGATTTAACGCCAGGGCAAGAAATGGTGACTTCGGTGCTAGTAGTGGAAAAAGTGGTGCTAGGTAATGTAAGCTGGCAAATGTTCTGCGCTATAACATTGCCGCGACTAATGGTCGTTTTTGACATGGTTTTCCTTTAGTAGAGGATGATTGAATTGTAGCCTAAAAGCAAAAAAGCCGCCTACCGAGAATATCCCAGCAGGCGGCTATTCTTACCCGTTTAAGGCAGGAAAGAAAGGTCGTAGCCGTAGACGTAAACGTCCATCGTGGCAGCAGCGCCTTGGGCAGTACCGACGTTCACATACAGGTTTTGGCCTGTTTGTTGGGCGGTAGATGCCACGGTGCGTTGCGACACAACGGTTGAGCCGGTCATAGCGGACAGCGCGGCGTTAGACACAATTGCAGTACCGCCTGCCGACGGAGCAGTGAACAAGCCTGCTGCTGCGGTGGTCAGGGATACGCTTGCATTCGTGAAAATCACGTTGCTGACGCTGTACGAAGACGTATTGTTAATGGGCAATACGGTGTCACCGGTTGCATTCACGTTCACGCCTTGGTAGCTTGCCAACAGACGGATAGCCTGATTGGAAGCCAAATTAGCGGGGTGATTGGCAACGGTGGTTGCTGGGCCTGGATTTGCCATGATGTTTACTCCTTAAAGTTAAGCTGCAACGCGGCAAGCGAGTTCGGGGTACAGCGGTGCCCAGCCATACAACACGTCCAAGCGAGTCGGAATCGAATCGTTGTTGATGGTGTATTGGCGAACCACGCGCATGGACAGACCGATTTCCTTGTCGGAAGCGCGGCCAGCGAAGTGAACGCCATCAGGCAGTTCCAAGTCAGCCACAGCCAAGGTGAACGCATTGCGGTGCATCACGATGTTCTGAGGAGACACGGTTCCGGTCTGATTGAACGGGGTCACAGCAGCGGTTGCAGACGTAGCCGAGATGAACACGTTTTGGAACTGGCCTGCGGAGATGACAGCGGGGCTGACAGTCACCGAGGTAGTACCGGACGTGGCAACGGTCACAGCAGAGGTCACGACAAAGTTACGCAGCTTGTTAGAGCCGTAAGCTTGGCGGTTCTGTGGGTTGACTGCGTACACATTTGCAATGGTGATAACGTCACCTTGTTGCAGCGATGCGGTTGCGGTCGTGGCGGTCAAAGCAATGGTGGACGTAGAAGCCCAGCCAGAGGTCAGAAAGCCAGTTGCGGTTGTGGTAGCGCAGGCCAAGGTAGCTGTGCTGTATGAACCGAAAGTCTGGCTCACAACGTTCTGGTCAAGTTTCCAGTTCATGCCTGCGCTGTCGCGTCCCATCAAGCCCTTGCGATATTGCTCGCCGATGGCTTCTTGAGGAACAAACAGACCTTTCAAGCTGTCAACGATAGTCGCAGCGGTGAACGGCTCCACGATACACGAACGGCGGCCATCACGGGGTGCACCCTCGGCATCGAGGTAAGCGCCTGCGGTCAGGTATGTAATCAAACCAGTTGGAGGCGTGCCAGCAGTACCGACGATGTTCGCGGTATTGTTTTTAGCCATAACAAGACCATCACGGTCAATCTTATTGGCAATGGCGGCCACAGCGGGCTTGAGAACACGGTCACTAAACATATCCAGCGACAGGGCTAGGTCTTGAGTGGTGAACTGGGTGTCAACGTGGAACTGAGTCGACAAAGTAACGGGAACCGAGGTCTCGTTAAAGTCTTCCACGTTCAACGCGGGGCCAGTAGTACCAATAAAGCGGCCAGGGCGACGGACGTTTACGGTGTTACCGATTTTCGCACCAACGACAGCGAACTGGTCGTCGTAGTTGCGGTCTACTTCTGACGTGAAAGTCAGTTCATTTTCCAAAACCATCAATGCCTCATTGGTGATTTTGGAGATGGTCAACAGATTGTTGCTCATTTACAAACTCCTAAAAATACTAGCGGATTCGACCAGCTTTTCTCGCTTCTTTCCAGGCTTGATAAGTTCCGTGAAATTGACCGTCAGAGCCAATTGACACATCACTCATCTTGCCCGTTCCGCGAATAGGGCTAATCGGCGGTGGTGCTTTACTTTTACCGACAGGATTACTCGGCTTGGTTTCAGTTTGCTTCTCAAACCGCGCCTCCAGTTTCCCAATCTCGCGTAGCGCCTGCGCTGGCGACATAGAAGTTAGACGCTTTGCAACGTCATCCTCTTTTGCCAAGTGATACAGGATTTGTGGGCCTACATCACTTTCCAATATTGCGTCCCGAATGTGGTCACCAACGACCACGCTGCTTGACGCAACCATGTCATCGAAATCGGGCATTTCTGCTTTCGCTGTTGCCACTTTGGTCGCCCAGGTAGATATTACCTTTTGGCGTTCCTCATCAGCCCTGCGATTAGCGTCTTCCCTATCTCGCTTTACCAATGCCTGCTCAGTCGACCATTCTGCTAGTGCCCTTGCATATTCAAAGGCATCAGTAAATTGGCTCGGCTGTGGCTCTGCGGCAGCTTGCTGCACCGGTTGAGGCGCTGCTTGCTGACGTAGTGCCGCTAACTCGGTCTCCAGCCTTTGCCTAGCTTCACGTTCTTGCGCTGCTTCTTGTTTGGCAAGTTCGCGTTGCTTGGTTATCTCTGAAAACCGCTTTTCGAGTTTCGGATTCTGCTTCCGTTCCTCTGTCGGTTTGGCATCATCGTCTGCTGACTGTTCACTCTGTTTCGTATCCTCTAACGGCTCTGAGGGAGTATTCTCAACCCCAGCCTCGTCATTATCACTAGCAGCTAAACCAAGTCGATTTGCATAAAAATCTGCCGAATTCTCACTGGTCAAAACATGACCGGCTTCTTTGTCACTCATAGGTTTCCCTAAGTATTTTCCCCATGAGCCTCACGGGTAAGGTTTGTGGTTTATACCACGAATTTATATCAATCGTTGGGTTTTGTGTAATCCCATGCTTCCGTAACATGATTTCTCATGTCACCCATTCTTTCATTGTATTTTTTGTTTTTTTGTTTTTCATTTAACCCAGTAAATGTTTTTATTTGACTTGCTATTCCGCTTGCGTGTTCTTTTATGTGAGGTTCATTTTCTTTTACAAAACCAAAATAATCTTTATGCGGAACTAATTTTTCTTTATATTTACTATAAAAATCGTTAGATGGCATTGGTTTGCGTTTTTCTTTAAGTTGACCATTTTTTTCCATTTCAGCGCGGTCAAACTCGGCTTTGTTTTCTGAGGTTACGGTTGGCATTAGATGGCCCTTTCAGTTGTTTCCAAAGATGCCGCATGAGCCGAGGCTTTATCCAAACTTGCCAGCATTAAGGCAACTTCGGCTTTCATGCGCTCAATTTCCAATTGAGTTTGCGTCTTGATAACCGTATCGTGCGCTGTGGTGCTTGTCCGCGTATCCGTGTCGTAGCGGCGCTCGGCATCCCGCAATTCCATTTCATGGGCGCGGTTGGTTTCTTTAATAAGCGTCCGCTTAGTTTCGGCATCCTGCTTAACTTGCTCCACATCTGTGCGGTCTTTAATCATCTGCTGCAACCTCTGAATAGCCTGCTGCATTTGCTGCATTTGCGCCTGATTTGCCTTGAGTTGCATTTGAACTTGCGGCGGCACAGGTGATTTCTCATCAATCTGCGCCATTGGGTTAGCAGCGGCCAGCCGGTCGGCAATGATGTCCGCGCCAGGAAAGTCCATATTGCGGAAGATAAGGTCGCCGGCCTGCTGCATAAGTTGAGGGTCAACATTAAGCATTTTGACCATTGAATCTACGGCCTCTTGGCGCTTGCTGTTATAGCCTGGGCCGGTATCCATAACCACATCATATTCGCCCACAGTCATGTCGTGCATGATGGTGTAAACGCCCTGCGCGTCTTGTTTTGGCTCGTTGATGTTCACCAGGTCAGGCTTGCCATCTGCTCCGATGATTCGCATTACCCGCTGAGAATCGTAAATCTTGGGGATAAGGTCAAGAATAATCGTGCCGGTCTGCGCGATGGATTTAGTCAGGTTGTCGTAGAAATCAAAGTTGGTCAGGTCAACTTGTTGCTGTTGGCCGTTCAGCGCCTTGCCCGAGATGTTCCCAGGCAGTTGTTGACTTGGGTCAAAAATACCCATCAGCGTCGCAATGTCTTGGTTAATCATTGCAGACGCGGCCATTACGCCACTTGGAGGCGGCTCAGGTTGTAAACGCTGTGGAGGCGGTGCGGGTTGCCCGTCAATGTCGGTTTGCTTGTAGCGCAGCAGCGGGAAAGACTTAATGTTAGCCGCGGCCCATTCGGTCTCGTGGCCTTCGTCTTGCCCTTCGGCCATCAACCACTTGGCTTTGGGAGCCAGCGCGACGCTTTCGGTGACGGTTGTTTGCCAAAAGTTATACATCCGTTG